CATTAGTATAAGTTTTAATTCTCGAATAATTTGTACCTGGACCTTTTCTAACATTTAATCCAGATGGAGTATTTACTACATATAGACCAAGAACTTTTCCAGAAGGTTTTGAACTTCCAGAAGTATTCTTTGAAGTATAATCCAATGAGATCCATCCTACTCCAGATTTTAATTTACCCCATTTAGAAGCACCCGGACCATCATTCTCTTTAACAATTGTATATGTTCCCTTGTCTTTGATTTGTCCGGTTATGGCAAAGTTTGTGCCTGGACCTTTTCTGATATTTAAAACATCAGTTGTAACTTTGACAGTATAACCAGTCGTAGGTGCTGGTGATGGACTTGGGTCAGGTGTTGAACTTTCATCCAATTTAGCATTTACAACTCTAGCTAACTCTGGAAGTCTTGACTTCAAATATGGTCCTGGACAATTTGTATTAGCAAACATGTCATGTCTTGTCAATGAACCATTAGGTGTTCCATCATACTCAAGTCTAAAATTATGTCTTTTGCAGATGTCAACACATAGCTTGACCAAGGCGTTCCAACTAGCATCGCTAATTGGCCAATCCCCACCAGTTGAACTATTTGCTACTTCAATAGTAATAGCTTGGCAGTCATTAGCTCTATTACTTGAAGTCCATGCTCGGTTTTCCTCATCGACATAACAAGCAATCTCTCCATTGTAGCCTATACCATAATTTGAAGAAGCTTGTCTTGCTGGATTTGCAAATATATTAGCACATTGTGCAGCTGTCAATCTCCCAGCCATGTGATGTGGAGTAATTTTACAAATCTTATAACCTCTTCTACCCTGAGTATAATTTCTTGAACTTGCTGGCAGATAGGCTGATGTCAAATCTGAATAACTCATTCTTCTTCACCTTCCTCTTTTCCAAACGATAACTCTTTGTCCATTTCTGGTGTTGTTTCAACGAATTCGTCTTCCATGTTATTTTTCCTCCTTCTTTACATAATTATAATTGCTAATTCCAAGAAGTGCTCCAAGGAATGCGTCAACAGCTGTAATAGTTCCAACAATCTGCTCTCCATAAGGCAATCCCCAGATCTGAGCGATTGCAAAATAAAGAGTAGCAATTGCTGGAAGAGCTATTAGAGCAATCCATTTCAAAATATCATAAGCTTTGTTGGACATCATCTCAAATACCTCCTTTCCAATAATTACTACTCGGCGAGGGTTCATTTATTATTCGATTACTTCTACGTCTGACTTTTTAACTGTATGTTCTTTATCACCCATACAAATAAATATCTCGTCGTTATCTTTAAGATCTTGGACAACATATTCTTCATCTTCGTACATAACGTGAACACCAATTTTAATTGGTTTTGTTGATTTTGTAGTACCCATTGGAGTATGAACTATCTCCTCAACTGGTTCGTCTATGATTTCAACATTCTCAACATTTTTAGAGTTTTCTCTCCTCATCATAGTTTTTTACCTCCTATATTTTATTAACTTGGTCTTTTCTAACTAAGAATGCATAGGTTAAGCATTCTATTGAAACAAAACCATCTGGTCTAACGGCTAATACACGGTAAGTATAATTTCTAATCCCATTATGAATTCTCCTACCAAGTGTATCTGTTTCTACATTGGGTTTTAGTTTCACAATATCACCAACTTTAAGTTGATTTTTCTCAGCTTTCTTTCTTTCCATTTCAGCTCTCTCAGCTTCAGCTTTGACTTCATTTAAGTCTACAGGTTCTTCAACTATAAGTGTTTCAATCTCTGCTCCAACACTGTTATCAGCATCTGAAATATCTTTTTCTGTGGGTGTATCCTTAGGAGCTATTTCATTTACAGCATCCTCATGCATTAAGTCTTTAAGTACAGCTTCTTGGACTTTTTCGGTCTCTTTAGAAAGAGTTTCATTATCTATATCTGTTTTCTTTTTTCTGGCCATAAGGTACATCCTCCTTTCCAATTACTTTGGCTCTTCTTAGCCTTCTACAATTTTTACATCTCTTAGGTTCTTTGAAGCCTTTAGATGCATACCATTGTTGGTCGTCGACAGTGATTACAAACTTGTCACCGCATTCTATACATTCTAATTCTTTATCTTGCATTTTACAAATTCCTTTCTTCACATTATTTTACTTCAGGTTTTATAGATTGGAACCCAAAGTCAAATTGTGGTCCTTCTTTCTTTCCTTTATCTCCAAGAAGTACATCTGGATTTTCCTTTAGTTTTTCATTTAGTCCAGCAGAAACGCTTTCACTGAATAAAGTGTTTGTTTCATCGATTTTGTCTTCAAGGTCAACGTCCTTAATGTTAGCAATTCTGTCTTGCATAAGTTGTAATACCTTAGGACTATAACCTTTTTCTTTAACGTATGCAGCAGCTTTCTTTTCTTTATTGATAACACTAAGTTGATTTTGCATTGACAAATTGTCTTGTTTTAATTTATCAAGCTCTTTCTTGTATTTTTCAGCTTCAGTAAGTTTAGCATTTTCCTCTGCTTCCTTAGCTTTGGCCTCCATCTCTTCAAGTATATTCTTTCGAATTTCCTCTTCTTTGTTTGCTAATGCTTTTTCCTTTTCTTTGAATTCGTTTTCCTTAGCTGCTAGTGATTTCTCAATAGCTTTTTGCACTCTCTTATCAAATTCTGCTTGATAAGTTGCATCTTCTAAAATTTCGTCAAATGTTAAAACTTCGTCATCGTTCATACTAATCTTTCTCCTTTACTAGTTTTATAATTTCACCTTCTTCTTGAATAAAAGTAGGTGGAGTTAATTGTTCAAAATAACATCCAGCTGCTCCTTTGTGACCACCGCCACCAAAGACTTTGGCTGCATGAGAACAATCAATGTCAGATTTGTTAGAATATAAACTAACTTTCCATTTCTTTCCATCAAAACACATTGTGACACAAACATCGACTTTGTCGATGATATCTCCAAAGAATTCACTGTTTGCATTTCCAACATTTAAGACGGCTAAAGTTATCATACGGTTAACCCCAAAGTTGTCTCCTCTCTGAACTTTGTAGAATAAATACTGGTCTCTTAGAGCTTTTGACCACTGATTTCTGAAATCCCTATAACTTCTACCGATTTCAACATAATCTCGATAGCTTTCTTCTAATTCACCCATCAGGTCCATCGATAAACGATTTTGGACAGCTAGGTTCAATGCCTCAGCTTTTTCACGGTATTTTGAGTCGAGCTTCCATGTGTCCCAAGCGTCTACCAATCGAAGCCAATGTGGAATTTTCGTAATAAATTCGTCGTATGGTGTTTTCTCTATATCATCTGTGTCCAAATCATTAAAGTAGCACCAAGTAAGAATTGCTCCACAATATTTTGTGCTTCTAATACCATCGACAGCTAAATTCTCGTCTTCGTTATATCTCTCAATAGCAGTGATGTGATGGTCACACCAAATTAAGTGTCCATTATCTCCCACTCTCTCGAGAATTTCACGATATTGGGCATTCGTCAATGAGTAGTCTGTGATCGTGACAATATCTCCAGACTTGATTTTAGACAAATCTGGTTCTTTGTCGTAGTTCAAAATTGTAAAGGTTTTCTCCTGGCTACTAAAATGGTCACTGACGATATAACCTGCGGCGTATCCATCGAGGTCATTATGCGTCAAAACATGAACCATTTTCTCACCTCCATATTACAAAATATACTACTTTTTCAGACCTGAGTCTAGGTGAAGTAGCAAACCCAATGTAATAAATATAACCCTCGACCAAGTATATTTGTTTATTACATTTTCATTCTATCACAATTTTCGAAATATCTCAACAGTGATAGTTGAAAATTTACACATAAAGAGAACTGAGTTACCTCAGTATACTCAGTCCACGGCTAAGCCGAATTTTATATGGTTGCGGAAAGCAGACTCGAACTGCTGGTCTCTTGGTTATGAGCCAAGCGGGTCAACCAACTACCCCATTCCGCGATATCATCTTTCTTCATCATCTTTGTTTCTATAGGTTTGTATTATTTTACGAGTTTCTTCTTTTCTATACTTGGTCTCTTCGATAGCAGACTTTGTTCTTTCTAGTAATTCTTTTGATTTTTCTATTTGCGTTTTGTAATTCATTTTACACCTCATTTGATTTTTGGTAGCGCTACCCAGAATCGAACTGAGCACCCTAGGATGAAAACCTAGTGGCTTAACCGACTGCCCCTAGCGCCATATATGCACCGTACTTTTCATAACCAAATCGAACGAAATAGTTATAGGATAAATACGAAGAACCTAATGGTCAGGAGTAGTGGAATTGAACCACCTCAACCACCGGCTTCATCGGACGAACCGTAATCCTCCAGTGGAATGCACCGTACATCAACACCAGATATACACCCCAAAGAGTTTTATTTTAACGGAGTACTCTTAGGGAATAACTCTTACTATAAATTGCATTGACCCTATTACCGTGATATGCAATAAATCCGGCTAGGAAGTAAAGATGTTATAGTCATCTCTTGGTCGGAGTAGAGAGAATTGAACTCCCGACCTGATGGTCCCAAACCACCCGCGCTACCAACTGCGCTATACTCCGATGTGCTAGGGTATACGCTACCCCAGCGATGATTAGACTTTGAAAAACCATATAGAGAATGTCAGCAAAAAACTGTTCATTTCTATAACATTATTATATCAGAATCAAAAACAAATGTAAACAGTATTAGACCGAATATTTTAATTTCTCTATGGCATCGACTAAATCATCCAAATAGCTTGGCTCATCCAAGCCAGTAATTTCAGCAAATGAGTTAGGTCTAACATCTTTGGGTCTCAAACCTTGTGCTTGACCATCATAGAATTCTAAGAGATATTTTATGTAAGCATTATTTTTTTCTTCCATCTTTGTATTCCTCCTTCACCTCAGCTTTTAAAACGTGGGCTATAACATTCCAGCCATTCTCAATAACTTTTCCAACTTGTTTGAAAGATGTTCCTCTTGGTAGTATAACCTCATGTTGTCTCCTTAGCCCATCATCAGCTTTCTTATAACCATTTTCCACATAGTCTGGTCTTTGCATATGGTCATAACCAATAATGTCCTCGGCGAATAAAACTTTAGTTCCTTTTGGAATAATAATGTATTGCTCTTGCCCACCAAAATGTATTCCAGAAGGCATTTTCTTAGGTAATGTGTCTTGTGCTGATGTTGATGTATAACCCAGTTTGGTATAACCTTCTTCCATTTCCTTGGTGCTTTCATAACTTCTTCTATATACCATTATGTCGTGGTCTAATACGGTTCCATTATTTTTGAAAGCATCGTCGAATTGCTTTACGCTGGATTTTAGTCCATCGATTCTCCAGAGTGCTTCACTAGATTGTTTTGCTCTTAAATCATCCGTCCACTCCAAGTCAAGTTGTTCTTGTTTATTCAAATAAGTAAATTTACCTTCTTTTCTTAAAGCGTCAATGTCAACGTCTCTTCGATAAACCATCGTCTCATCATATTTTGCAATCTTCTCAAACCAATAAGCTGATCTGTCAGGTCGTCTAAGTCTTTCACTCGTAGCAGCACTTGCAACCTCTTTATGCTCTCTTTCCAAAGCTTCATATTCAGGAGAGCTATAACCATATTTACGACCAGCCTCTATTCTTTCTTTATCGATACGGTCCAATTCTTTGGCCAGAACTTTAGCTTCAGCTACTTCTTCCTTAGTCCATATCAATCTTTCACCAGTCTTTTCGTCCTTGGTGTCCCAATACCCTGAAGGTTCTAACATTCGAGGGTTGATATCTTGCTTCTCCAAGTTCCAAGCTTTTCTCCACTCATGCTCTAGGTCATATCTCGAAGCACCAGCTTGAACTTTAGGCTCATAATTTTTCTGCCAATCTTTATACATCTTGTCATCCATCAAATCTTTCTCTCTTTGTGAAATAACTAATCCGTCCTCGGTAGTAATTCCAATAGAGTCGAACCTATATTTCTCAGCTATGTTTTTAGGAGTGATTTTATTCAAGTCACAAGAACCAGCTGTAGCTTGTGATATAGTATAACTGTTAACGATGTCTTTTG